GCTCTATTCGGTGGTGAAGACCTTTCAGAAGACTTCCGCAATAAGGCAACCGTTATCTTTGAAGCCGCACTCGCAGAGCGTGAAGAAGCACTTCGCACAGAAATTCAAGAGTCGTTTGATGTTGCTCTTGCAGAAGAAACTGAACGCATCTCAACAGAACTTTCAGAAAAACTTGATGATTATCTAAACTATGTTGTTCAAGAATGGCTAGAAGATAATCAAATCGCAATTGAACACGGACTAAAGAATGAAATTTCTGAGTCATTTATTGCTGACCTCAAGAATCTCTTTGAAAATCACAACATTGAAGTTCCAGAAGATAGATTTGATGCTCTTGCTGAAGCCAATGAAAAAATTGAAACACTTGAAAGTAAATTGAACGAACAACTTGAGTCTAATGTTAATCTTACAAAGAATAACTCTGAACTCGAATGTGTCAAGGTTTTTAATGAACTAACTGGAGACCTAACAGACACAGATACCGAAAAACTTCGTTCTCTCGCAGAAGGCCTTGAGTTTGAAAGCACAGAACAATACACCGAAAAACTTGCTCTTCTTAAGGAAAGTTATTTTAATCGGCCTGTAGAAGAAACTACAGATACTGAAGAAAATACCCTTGCCGAAGAAGCACCAGTTTATGGTGGAATGATTAACGATTATGTAAGTAATATTAGCCGTCATGCTTCTGTGCCGAGAAAAGGCAAGAAGTCGTAAATACGGATTTGTATAAATAACAAGAACTACTTTTAGTAAAAAGTATTAAATCAAAATTTCCCAAGGAGAAGTAAAATGGAAGACAAAGCATTACTCGCTGAACAACTTCAGAAGAAGTGGCAGCCGGTCATTGAGCATCCTGACCTTCCCTCTATCGAAGATAGTTATCGCAAGAATGTAACAACCATCCTCCTAGAGAATAACGAGCAGGCAATGCTACAAGAAGCGACCCCCACCAATGTTATGGGTGTGGGTGGTTCACCTCACTATAGCCAGGCAGGCAATGTAAAGACATTTGACCCTGTACTTATCAGTCTTGTTCGCCGTTCAATGCCTAACCTAATGGCATATGATGTTTGTGGTGTTCAACCAATGACTGGTCCTACAGGACTCATCTTTGCAATGCGAGCCAAGTACGCAAGCCCAACTGGTACGGAAGCATTCTACAATGAAGCCGATACCGATTTCGGTGGAACTTCCGATGCAGTCGCTGCCGGTGGTTCTGCTGCTGACGAAGGCGCTCACGGTGGTACTGACCCACTATCTGGTAATGCTACAGCAGTAGATTACTTACACGGTCGTGGTATGTATACCAACCAAGCAGAAGGCAAAACACCTGCTCAAATGGCATTCAGCATTGAGCGTGTAGCAGTCGAAGCAAAGACTCGCGCCCTCAAGGCAGAGTACTCAATCGAACTCGCTCAGGACCTCAAGGCTGTTCACGGACTTGATGCAGAAGCAGAACTCGCTAATATTCTTAGCACTGAGATTCTTGCTGAAATCAACCGCGAAGTCATTCGTACTATCTACTCGCAAGCAAAACTTGGTTGCGACCAACCTGACCTTGCTGTAGGTACAACTGCACACGGATATACCGTCGATGGAGAATCTGCTAACTTGACCAGTGGTGTATATGACCTACTCAAGGATTCCGATGGTAGATGGAGTGCTGAAAAGTTCCGTGGACTTATGTTCCAAATCGAACGCGAAGCAAATGTCATCGCTAAGGAAACTCGTCGAGGTAAGGGTAACATCGTAATCTGCTCCGCAGATGTCGCTTCTGCCCTATCAATGAGTGGTATTCTTAACCACGATGCCGCATTCGGCAACCTAGTAGTTGACGATACTGGTAACACTTTCGTTGGTGTACTCAATGGACGCACAAAGGTATATGTTGACCCATATTCCAGTGCAGACTTTGACTATGTTTGTGTAGGATATCGCGGAGAAAGCCAGTATGATGCTGGAATTTTCTACTGCCCATATGTCCCACTCCAGATGGTACGCGCCGTTGACGCTGATAGTTTCCAGCCACGAATCGGGTTTAAGACTCGATACGGAATGGTAGACAATCCATTCTCCCGTGGCACGAACGCAGCCCACGATGGTATTGGTGCCCGACGACAAAATGTTTACTACAGAATCTTCCGTGTTAAGAACCTACACGGTATCAACGCTAACGCAACTGCCGCTGGTTGATAAGTAGTAACTAAGATACGATTGAAATAGGGGAGTCCTTCGGGACTCCCCTTTTCTTTATACATACTATAGGAGAATTATTCTATGGCAGAAAACAGAACAAATAGCCGTTCTTCTAGAACTACTTGGCGAACCCACCCCGCAATAATAGGTTCGGGTGTATATCTAACTGGTACTGGTGGTATTTCTGGTCCTGCCGAAGACCAATTATTTGGATATGATGGACTGACACAAGACTATTCTGCTAGAAATGTAGATAATCTAAATCCTCTTTTACCAACATATTTTCAATTTTCACTAAAAAGATGTCCTGCCGTAACATATTTTTGTCAAAGTGTAAATCTGCCTGGCATAAATGCCACACCAATTCCACAGCCAACTAGATTTGTGGGAATTCCCCATAGCCCTGGCATTCCAGAATTTGATGATTTGAATATTAATTTTGTAGTAGATGAAAATCTAAGTAATTGGCTAGAAATATATAACTGGATAAGGTCTACTGTTACCACAAAAGACCATACAGAATACGAGAACGCAAAAGAACATTACTCAGATGCCACTCTAAGTATTTTAAATAGTGCAATGTTGCCAAAAATTAGAATATCATTTAACAACCTACTTCCAACAAGCCTTTCTGCATTAGAATTTGATAGTACAACGACAAGCCCAGATGCTTTAATTGCCAGTGCCACTTTCCGTTATACTACCTATGAAATAACAAAATTATCTTGACTGGCTAGGGCTTTGCGTATATAATTAATGATAATTTGTGGAGTGAATGTATGCGTTTTGACGATATAAGAAGTATGGTTTCTAAAGATATGGTTATTGATGATAGCGAACTTGACCTAGAATCTCTTAAAATACCACAATTACATAATAAGTACCTCAACCTCTTTCACGACGAAAGAATACTTTTAAGAAAATTAGAGGCTGATAGGCGTGAACTTGTTCGTGATAAGTGGGAGTTTTATTCTGGCAAAATAAGTCAGGAAAAACTAGAAGAAAGAGGATGGGAGCCATTTCTTCTCAAAATTCTCAAACAAGATTTGGACATGTACATTCATTCTGATCCTGATGTCACACTAATAGACGACCGTATTACCCTACAAAAAGAAAAGGTAGATTATCTTGCATCTATAATTAAAAGCATTTCTGGTCGTGGTTGGGAAATAAAGAATGCTATTGAGTGGAGGAAATTTACTAGTGGCATATGATATACAAAATGACCCTGCACACGGTATATATTTTAGACAATTATATCTTTACGCAATGAACCATTCAAATGACCCATCAACACAAAATGCCGCACTATTAACAGATGACGGTTCTGGTATCATTGCAATGGAGTGCAACAACATTCCAAAAAAGGTAATCGATAAAGATGAAAGATGGGAGCGTCCAGACAAATACCATTATGTCGAACACGCAGAAAGAAATGTTCTCTATAAAGCGGCACTAATGGGTATGTCTACTATGAACTTGACAATGTATTGTCCTTGGTATTCTTGTTCAGATTGTGCAAGAGCAATTATTCAGTGTGGTATAAAGAGAATAATAGGACATAAAGAATATTTTGATAGAACACCAGACAGGTGGAAAGAATCTTGTGGAATTGGCATAGAAATGATGCAAGAAGCAGGAATTGAATGTTTAATCTGGTCAGGAGTTATTGGTGGGAGAACTACTATTCTTGTGGATGGTAAAGAATTTTCACCATAAATAATGTATGAGTGATTTGACTGTAGAATACAAAGACTCTGTACATATATCTGTAGATTGTGATAGAGGTATTGCACAAGAACTCTCTGAGTATTTTACCTTCAAAGTTCCTGGCTATCAATTTATGCCTTCATATCGTAATAAGATGTGGGATGGAACTATCAAATTATACAACATATACAAGCAAGAATTATATTCCGGCTTAGACCAATATGTAAAACATTTTGCCGATGAGCGGGGGTACTCAGTAGAATATAAAAGTCCTCTGGTTGAAACAAACAATATGTCAAGAGAAGATGTTGAAGAATTCATAAACGATAGGCTTCAACCAGTATACAAAGATGAAATTCTTAAAGCATATGACCACCAAGTTGATGCAGTACAACACGCATTAAATGTAAATAGATGTCTTTTATTATCTCCTACCGCATCTGGGAAGAGTTTAATCATTTATTCGCTGATGAGACATTATATAAATGTATTGCCAAAGAATAAAAAGATTTTAATCATAGTTCCCACCATATCTCTTGTAACACAAATGTATGAAGATTTTAAGGAATATTCAAGGGCAGATAGCACCTTTGATGCCGCAAAAGAATGTCATACAGTATTTGCAGGACAAGAGAAGATAAACAGTAGC